CGTATCGGCAATAGCCAGGCTGTCACGCGGCGCGGTCGTCAAATCACCCGGCATCTCTATGGTGACCACCCGGCCTTGCTGTGCCATCAACGTAACGATGCGGTTCGCCAGGCCCTGCGCAACATCCGCCGTCATATTCGGGCGCACCACCACATACCCGGCGGCGCCGTCGCCAAAATCGCTTGTGGAGGCAGTCTGAGAGATGGTCTGATTGCCCCGACAATCCCAGCTCTTTACCGAAACACTCAATCCGCCCGTCAATGCGGTCGAACGTTCCAGTCGCATCGAAATGCAATCCTGTGGCGTCAAAAGTAGCGGCTCCGGATCGGGGGCGAGCGGCGCAAAATACAATGTCTCGCCATCCACCCAGACATCGAACGACTCCAGCTCCGCCAATCGCACCAGCAAGTCCCACTCTGTTGTCGAGCGGGCATGTTGATCCAGGGTGGAGCGTACGTGGTCGTTCTGAAAGTTGCGTCCGACAAGCGCCGACGTCGGCGTCACCACCGGCACCAGCCCATGCCGCGCGGCCAAAATGGTCGCGATGTCGCTCGATGTCTGGTTCTCGAAACTCTCCTGGGTTCTGGCTTCTATCAGGCCGGCGGTCAGGTCGCGCCCCTCTGCCAAAACTTCATTCAACGCCGGATCAACCGCAACCCGGTCAACGGACCCAAGAATCATGCTTGTCCAGGCGCCATCCAATCCAAGTCTGATCTCGATCTGCATCGGATCGGACGACCAGATCGCATAGCCGGAGGCGGTCAGCGAGGCCCGAACGCGGTATCGGTTGGCGGATTGATAGGCGTTGCTGGCAATTTCCACATCCAGTACCCCGCCAACCAGCGAGCCGTTGATGAAAACAGCCAGCGCTGGCGAACGGACATTATTGCTGCCCAACACCGCCTCCAGCCGAGGCGTCGATGTCGGGCAGGGTGATGGTTGTAATACCGCACAGCCACGGATCGCTGATCGCATTGAGCTGTGCGATACGTATCCACTGCGTGGCATCTTGCAAATACTGTGCAGCAATCTGAAACAGATTGCCGCCTGCCACTGTCACAATCTGCATCAGGTCCCCGCGGAGCTCAGATTATTTGCGGATCGCTCAACATAACCGCGCGCGGCGCAAAGCTGTGCCAGTGTTCCGGATGAACTGACCATGCTCGTCAAATCGGCCGGCGCAAAGCCGGTCTGGCTTTCCCCGAGATCAACCAGGCTTGCTCCGGCACTACCGATGCCTGCATCAATGGCGTCGTTGGCGCCGGCGAGAGAAATCTCTGCAGAGGTGTAATCCGCGTTGCCCTGCGTCAACGCACCCGGAACAGATATCGCTGCCACGGCCGAAGAAACATCAAAGAAAGCCGATGCCGAGGTAAGATCATCCAGGATGGCATCGGTCAGATCGGGCGTGAAGGCGGTCTCGCTTTCCGCTAAATCGACCACGACCGTGCACGACATCTGGTACGGTATCCACCATGGATTACGGTAATCCATGATCAATGATTCGATCACAACGGTGAAGCTGAAGGCATCCCATGAAACGCCCAACGGCGCACCTGCCACACGCATGGCATCGAACATCCGCGCTCTATCGCCCGCATACGGTCCCGAAAAAATGCCGGCCCATCTGAGCGAGGCATCATCCGGCCCCATAACGTCCACTACCCGCGCGCCACCAATCAACCTGTGGATGGCAAGCTGCTGCGCACCGCCGAATACCACGTCGGGCGGCACCTCGAAGTCGATAAATTCGACCCCGCCAAGTGTCAAAAGCGCCATCACCCACCCACTGTAACGCCGGGCAACAACCGGCTACGCTTGGCATCAAACCCGGTTGGCCCGGAGTCGGCGCGTTCGGCTTCTCGCCGCAAGAATTTCGACATCCATCGTCCAACCAGCATGCCGTCCAGATAGACATCTCCCCTAAAAGGCTCCTGCCTGCGATCCGAGCCCGCCGGTGCGGCAGAATAGTGCGCGTTCATTGCGCGCCCAGTTGCCGTTCTTAAAGTCGTATGCAAAGTCATGCCGGCACCGCGTTCTGCAGCCTCTCTCGTGCCCACCGCCGTATTTGGCGGAAGGATCGGATCCGGCTGTGGGACTGCCGCCCAACCAACGTTTGGCGCACCAAATTCAGATGCCTGTTCGCCATCTGAAATCATGCTGTCAGGCTCAAGACCCGACATCTGATGCAGGTAGAATACGCGTGTCGCGGGCGAGTCGCCTTGTCCTGGCAGGAAGCGTTCCTGCCGATCACTCGCCACACTCACCTGATCGAGCCGGTCGCCACCAGAAGCAATCGCCGCCGCTCCGGCAGGCATATCTACGGGCGGGCCCGATCCCGCGGGCGCCGCAGGTGTGGACGTCCGATCGGCAACCGGCAACGGCGACTCTGCAGGCAGACTGGTCGCGGGCATGCGCAATTGCGGCTCCGTACGCGCAACCGCGCCTATCTCGCCAGGCCCCGCCCCAGTGTCCCTGTTCTCGTGCCGACTCGCTTGGCCGACGGCCCAACCACGTGCGCCCGTTTCGATGAGTTGCGGCGGTTCACCCGCTTCTGGCGCGCCAACCGCCCGCACATCTCCTCGGTCCAGCGCAGTCTGTTGCAACAATGCACCATCCTGCGCCGCTTCATCCGGCCCGATCTGGCCAGAAGGGGAGTCCTCGCGGGCAGGCGCCTGGATCGCGTCCGGCATATCCGTACGCTGCACCTGTGTCGGTTTCCCGGCGCCGCCGCCGACAGACGCAGCCTTAATGCCCGCCGCGCGAAGCGCCTGGATCGACACATCGGAGGATCTGACAGCCGCCTGCAAGGCTGCCACGTCCCGCTGTGCGCGAAGAATGCTGTCAGAAACCCCGTCCTGCAATGCCAGCGAAACGCCGATTTCGAATGCCTCGATCACACTCTGAAACCCTTCAAACGGTTTTCGAGCAGCGCGACCAGCAGCGGCGCCGACTCCTGTGCGATACCCTCCATAAGGGCCGTCGGAGGCACCCCAGCCTTGCCCAGCTCCGCTTCACGCACGCGATGTGAGCGGCTCGCGACAACAACCCTGCCTGCGTCCAAGCGAACATGCAGCTCGTCGGGCAATCCCTGCTCGGCCAGCCCGGCCCGTAGTGCCTCTGCCAGGCGCTCTCCGGCCTCCAGCAACACGTCGTTCAACAGCTCTTCCAACGGCGCGTGCTCCAATCGAATTCCATCCCGTCCAAGCGGCCGAGTGCAACAAGCCAGGCAAGCCGCTCGTCAGGCGGCAGCGAAAACGCCACATCGAAGGGCACCCCGTTCTTGACCAGGTACAGGCAATCGACCAGATCGGGGTGCCTACTCAGTTTCCCTGTGCGGCACTCCCCATGATCGGAGGCGAGTCGGTTGCAAGCGCGCCCGCGACGGCAGCGATCCCGGCGTCGCCTAGCCGTGCGACCAGTGCCTCGACCTGCCCTTCGGTTGCTGGGGCCGGTATCGGTATCGAGTCTATGGCCGTCACCGACACCGCAAGAGTGGCCATGCCCAGATACAAAGTGTTCTGCGACAGGATGGGTCCAATGGCCTTGAACAAGCGCAACCGGTCCAGCGCGGTCAGCCGTCGCAACACCAATTCCCGCCCGTCGGCATCGTGCACAACCAGCGGCGTCATCGCCGCCGACACAATCTGTGCGCTGGGACCTGCCATCAGATTCGCTGCCGCTGGGTCGCAAAGAATTCCAGCTTCTGCTTCACGCTCGCATCGCCGCGCCAATCGCCGGCATTCACCAACTTGAACACGACACCGCTATACTGATAGGTCGATGTCGAACCGTCCACCTCAGCGACATACTGATAGATGGTTCCCGCCGGCAACGAGCCGACGGAAAAAAATATCTGCTCCGCCTGCGCAATGAAGTCATCCAGATCGCTGTTGCCCCGCTCAACTTCGAAGCTGCCCTCCCACCCTTTCGGCAGTTCGGCGCCCATTGGAACGCCATCAAGCCGATCCAGACGCACCGATTGCGTCATTTGCCGGCTCTCGAAGCCACTCACATAGGTCAGGTCCACGCGCCCTTGAGGTCCGATCACCACAAGCTGGCAGTCGCGACCGATCGAAAAAGAATTGATCGGCATCTTTGGCTCTCTCCTAAACCTGATCCAGTTGGTGCCTGAATTCGGCCGCTGGCGTGGTGCCGCAGCGCCAGTGGCGCTACGCTACCGAGGGCGTTCCGCCAGGCAGCGTCTGCCTCTGCACAAGAACGGTCTGACCACCCTCAACATTCACGATGAAAATCTCATTTATGCTCTGGAACTGGACCTGCGCATTGCTCTGGACAAATCCCAGATTGGTCATGCTCTGAGGGTTGTTGCTGGCGTCGCAGATAACCGAAAATGGCAAGGAACCATCCATGCTTCCCAGTATGCCCTGGGCGTACAGATTGAGCAGAAAGCTCAGCTGAGTCGCCCTGATCTGCTGGAAAAGCGACGTGTTAATCACCTGCCCGATGAACTGCCCCATTCCCGCAGCGAGTGTCGCGGCGATATAATTCGTCAGCCGCGTGTAATTATCCCCATGGATTGCCGCGTTTGATGAACTGTTGTGCCCGCAACGAACACCCCAATACACCCCCCCCGGCTGCGGATTGGCGATCACATCTATGCCGTTCTGGAACAGTAGCTGCAGCTCCGCGTCGCTATAGGTCGAAACCTGCCCCGAATTCGGCGCACCCGACCATTGAGTCCCAACAACACTGTAAAGAGGCTTGTTGAGGCTCGATTGCTCCGGCGACAGATTGCCGAGCCGCCCGGCCACAAATCCCTGCGGAGAAACGATGCGCAGCACGGCATTTGCTTGATCATACCAATAGACCCAATCGCCGAACATCAGCTTGGCCGCGTAGGAATCCAGCCCCGCCGTCTGTTTCAGCGCTACGGCGCCACTGATCGTCTGCCCTTGCGGACCGACCAGGATCATGTAAACGCCTTCCGACAGGCCAAATGCCGCTTGTGTCGTCCATTGTGTCGAATCATCGGAATCGGCCAGTACCCCGATGCCACAGCCTTGCGAGCGCAGCGCATACATCCCCGTGCGCGGCAAACTATCCTGCCCTATCAAATTCGCCGACGTCACCCCGGTTGCGCCATCCGTGCCGCCGGAAAGCGCCTGCGGTCCAAATGCATACGGCGATTCGCTCGTCAGCGTTCCAAGCGTCGCCACCACAAGCTGCGACGGTCCACGTAGCGCACCAGTGCCGTTATTCACCGCGTTGACAAGGTTCTGCCAGAAAGCCGCCGCCGATGGGGCGGGGATATTCGCATACACCTCCGGCACCAGGCCGGGCAACCCGACAACGAGTTGCCACGCGCCCGTCATCGCCGCTTGCGACAGCGTCAGTGTAATGTTGTTTCCGAGAGAGCCTGTATAGAGCGCGGTGAACATTGCATGGAAGGAACCGTTCGTGAGCCCAAGCGCGTAGCTTGCAGCAATATCGGTCCCGTCCGTCACGCGCACACAGCGAAAATCGGTTGCCCCCTGCTGTATCGCCGTTGCAACCGATGTCCCCATGTCGTATTTCCGCGCAACGATAGGCCCGAAATTCTGCGCGTAATCCGCCATTGTCCCAACCACAACCGGTTGGTTGGCCGGACCCCAGCTCGATGTTCCGACGACGCCGATCAGATTCGTCGGTACGCCATTCAATACAAGATTTTGCGGCGGAACGATCTGCACGTACAGATCCGGCACAACCAGCGCAGTCGTATTCAGCGTTCCTTGTTGTACGATCGGCATGCCTAAACCCCTTTTTCTCTTGGCACGGAAGCAGCCCACTCACTTTCGGTGCGGCCAGCCTCTCGATGCAAAGCCGGATTCCTCTTTCATTGCGGAAAAATGGCAGCTAATGCTGCGACTTCCGAACCTTGGTCACGCGTAGATTGAAGCGCCATTGCAGATCAGATCACCAAACAACAAGGATGGCGCATCCGAGATTACGGTCGTTCCGTACTCCACCTCGTAAACCAGATCGCGGCGATATTGCTGGGCATCCTGATCGTCATCGAAACTTGCGGTGGACCGGTAACGAATGCGACCCGCAGTGCCGTCCGCAAGTGTCAGAAAGGCCACAGATGACAGTGCACTGCCGATTGCACTACACAGCGCATCACGTGTGGCAGGGTCGGGGCACCAGGCAGATACCCGAAAGCCCTGCCTCTGACGCGCCCATTCCATCAAAGACGTGCCGTCGGCAACAACACGTGCAATGATGGAACCGATCCCCGGGATCGTCACCGTCGCACCCGATAGCCAGCAGGATCGTACTGCTCTCACGCGCTCGGCAAGCATTGCCGCAACCAGCGCCGGCGTGTCTCCGAGTGCCCCACGGTAAACAAAAGCCCGATTCGCGACCAGCAGCCCTGCCAACTGCCCCGGCCCCCCAGCACCAGAAAAACTGGCCGAATTCGCTGTGACAGAAACAGAAAGTGTCGGCACACCCGGCGCCGCAACCGGGTGCGGCGTCCACCGCGTCGTATTGCGCGCAGTATTCGCCACCGAAAAAACGCTCACATTGGCGACGCCGCCGGCAAGATCATTGGCAAGCGGACCGATCAATGGCCAACCCCGGTAAATCCTCACCGGTTTTGCTGTAATACTCGGCGCATCCAAACCCCCTGGATAAACAACGGTCGTTATCGCATCCACAAGGGCAGCTTCCACGTCGGACAGATCGGCCAAGGCCATCGACCCCTATGAATGAGACGGTTTTGAAACGTGTCGGAATCAGAAACAGCCCAACCACCCCGCGCATCTCAGGCGCCGAGCTGACGCACCAGCACTCGCCATCCAAGCGAACTCTGCTCTGCGGCACCGACCACATAGTTTGCGCCGAGATCGTCCGTCACCACGTCAGCCACAGCCAGGTCCACCGGCAAGATCGGCAGCAGTAGCTCCCAGCTGCCAAGCCGCGTTTCTGCCGGGCGCAGCCCGACACTATGGCCGCCGGTCTCGAGCAGGCTCGCCGGCCATCCGGCAATCACCAACGCCCCCGGCGATGCGAAAAAGCCGCTGTAATTTCCTTGAGCCGCCGGCAAGGGCCTCACGATTGTCACGGTTCGATTGGTCAGCACGCACTGAACCGGCAAGCCCGGCCATTGCCTGGCAATGAAATAGGTGGCGTTTGCGCCCACCAGATAATCGCCCGATTGCGTATATCCCGCGTCGAAGGTACCCCACCACAATGCGTTTCCGTAATCCGGCCCGTGGGGCACGCCACCTCCCTCTGCCGAGAACGTCGCATAAAGATCGATCCGCCGGTTTTGTGGCTGAGTCGGTTCAAGAGGGCCTTTCGGCCGATAAACCGAATACAGCGCACCAAGCTTCCGCCCGGCAACGCCCATTCCCTTTGCGATCAGGTCCTGCAGCGTCTGCGCATCCATCAAACCACCCAACGCACGCCGGAAACGTCCAGCCCCTCGCCTGGAGGCACACCAAAGAAGCTGCACAGGCGTCTGCGCCATTCGTCAAAAAGCTGTAGCCGATCGGCAATCTCCGAGCGGTTATGCTTCCAACTCGCGGCAGAGTCGCTATCTAGATTATCGCTGGCGGTCGGCACAGCTGCCTCCAACTGATTTAATGTTGTCAAGTAATTCACGACTACCGCGATTTCCGCGGGCGAGAGATTATTCATGCGGTATTCCAGCAGGCCGTAAGCGACGTAAAATCGCCAACCTATATTTCCGGCCGGAGATGCGCCGTAGGCGGGATACCCGCAGAAGCGCCGGATATCCGTCTTCTGCTGATCGGTAAGCATGGGCTCCTCCCGCCAGAGCTCATCCAGGCGCGCCAGCCGTCCGTGCCCATCGTGTTGCTCGTTTCAGCCAAACACGCCCTGCCGCCGCCCGTTAATCGCCTTCGGTGCAGCTTGATCGCGGCGCGTCCGGCGACGCTCGAAAAATCACCGGGCATTCGGGCAAACGCGCGATTACCCAAGATGCTCGAGCATCACGGCGCGTTTGAAATTCGCGTTGGTCGCCGTCG